TTCCTTGCACCAAGCACCTGTGGGAAACTTGGCAGTGTCTGAGTACGCGTCTGGTCCCACCCTCAATACAAACAACACGGTTGTGGCGTGTTCTTCTTGACGCATTGTGGCGGTGTCTCTAACTAAGTCCAGCTTCGTGCCGTCTATCTTTTCAGATATAGGGGGCACAACACACAATATTTTCCAACCTGTGGGGATGGGGAGTTGTGTTGCTTTGTCTTCGTCAGTGGCTTCAGGGGGAGGCGCATCCAGTTGTTGGATGGGGTCAGGCAGTGCAAAAGCACCGGGTTCAAGAGTTAATTCACTCATTGGCTTTCTCTACTTTCTCAGCAAGGTCGATTAGATAGCGCTCTGCTAAAGCCAGACCTTGGATTAACCCGCAGAGTTTTTGATATTCTTCAAAGTTGCGACATGCACCGCCAGCAATATCATCGGCGTAGTTGTTCATGTCGGTGCGTATTTTTTCGCGCAATACGCGTGCGAATTCTTTTATCATTTAGGTGGTTTCTCCTTTGATTGTTGCATTTGCTTTTGGTGGTTTAACCCTGTTGCGTGCTTAAGCGCATCAACAGCCATTTGTTGTTTGCGTACTTTTATGTCGTTGGCTTTTGCCAAAGCATCAATCTGCGTCTTGTTCTTATCTGACTTATTCTTAACGGCTTGAGCCAAAGCGCTGATTTGCAACTTTTTATTCTCAATAGCCATCTTGCCTTGCATCTCTTGCGCTTTAAGTTGCAACTCTTGCTGTTTAAGCTGTAACTCTTGCTGTTGCATTTGAAGCAAGGGGTCTTGCGACTGTTGCTGGGCTTGTTGTTGAGACGCCATTGCTTGGCTTTGTTGAAGCACGCGTTGAGCGGCTTGTGCCATCATCCCCGACAACTCAATCTCAATTTGCGGTGACATCTTCTCGTCTACTGGGGGCAGAGGCATACCCAACTGCTGCTCAATTTTCTGACGATAGCCAAAACCAACGTGCTCGGCAACGTGTGCCATCATGGCTGCTTGTATCTGCGGTGCTTTTGGATTTTGCCCAACCAACTGCATGACGATGGGGTCTTGCATAGCCATCATGTGCACTTTGATATGCGACTCGTGGTCTTGGTAGAAAAACGCTTTTAACGGCTCCAATTTAAGTGCCGCCATGTTTTCTGATACGGGGTCTTTGGGTTTCTGGTCTTCTTCCAACGGCACAAGTTTGTCCGCATTTTTAATACCCAACACCTCCAACATATTGCGGTGCAACTGCGGCAAGTCGTATATATCAGGAGCCATCTGCGCCATCTGAATAACCGCTTGATACTGCACAACCCGCTGGCTCATGGTTGCCGCGTTCGGGTCAGAGACAGGAATAATATCTACGTGGTTGTAGTCAGACGCCTTGGCTTTACGTGGCGCGTCTTCTGGTTCGTAGTCGTAATCCTCGTCTGTGTAGTCACGAATAATGATAGCCAGCAGTCCCAACTCTTGTTTAAGTGCGTAGTGCATACGTGCTTGCACGGCGCTCATTACTTTAAGTTGTCGCTCAAGCAGGGCTAAAGTTGTGCCCACAGGAGCCTGCGCAGACATGTCCGACACTTTCATGTCAGCCGTTGCAGCAAAGCGTCTTCCCTCTTCTACGATAGTTCCGAGAAGTTGAAACAATGTAGCACTGGGTTCTTTATATGGCAGGGGGAGAATGTTGTCTCTCAGTGCCCCAGAGCCGATGTCTACATCTCGCCATTCACCGGGCGCAATCGGAGTATCGTCTCCTTTAATTCTGAGACCACGCGATTTAAGTCCGCCCGGCAAATTGGACAATGTTCCAGCATCAACGAGTTGTCGCATGAGAGATGTCGCAGATTTAGCGAAGCCACCAATGAGGTGGAATAGTCCAAATCCATAAGCCCCAAAGCCGGGGATGTACTGGTAGTGCACGAAGTGCTGGCGCTTGAGTCTGAGGTCATCGTCTTCTTTCCAATTGCGACGGATAGCCAACACATCGTTGGTTCCTTTAATTATCGTAATCACGTATGGCAATGCAATGCCTGTTTCTTCCCCGTCGCCATCCTTGTCTTTAAAACCTTCCAAATCCAAGTCAACGTGGCACTCATATATGGTGTAGCGGTCATCGTTCAAATCGCTAAAGCCCGTCTCTTTATCTTTGGCTTTCTGTATGTTGGTCTGCACCTTGTCAGTGTCAGGCAAGTCGATGTCGCAGTAGAACCCTGCTTTTTGCAACTTAATAATCTCGTTCTTGGTTTTACGCATCACATGCGTTAAGCGGTAGCAAGTATCTAAGTCCGTTGTGCCGTAGGGCAACAAAATGTCTTCCGCTGGAATAAACATCGACACCTGACGCCCAAGGCTTGGGTCGTAGTACACCTTCTTAAATGCTGAACCCGTAGCAGGCAAACTCCACAACATGCGCTCATGCTCGGGGCGGAACTCACGCATGACTTCTGTCAACTCGTAGTTCATGTCCGCTTCAACACGTTGCGCGGCTTCCTTTTTCTCTAGCGTTTCTTTGCCCAAGATTTTGGTACGTACCGGCCCTTGTGCAGGGAACGCTTCTGTGATGGACTCTGATTGAAACCTGACCACCGCTTCTGTAATCATGGGGTGGAACACGCCTGACGCACCGTTCCAAGGCTCTGTTCTTTCTTCGTATTGAAGTCCAAGGAGTTTTAACCCTTCAGTGTAGGACTTCTCCCACTCTTTGCGCGAGTTCTTATCGTTATCAATATCGCTGGACAAGTCGCCTGCCATCGACTGCAAGTCGTCCGCATCCATATCCTCGGCTAAGTTCATGTTGAACTCGTCTTCCTCATCGCCGGGGATGATGTCGATTGACATGTCACCCATACCAATATGTACAGCCTCTGGGTCAACAATCTCTATCTCAATCGGTTCTTCATCCTGCGCCAACTCCTCCATACCTTTGGGTTGTTGGAAAAGTGCCTTGTCGATATTGGTTGCCATGTCAGTACTTCTTTCTAAGAGTGGCCCGGTTTGTCTTCGGGTCGTATTTGAATGCCGATGTGGGTTTCCCCGTGCGAGTTCTTGCTCTGTCCAACGCACGCTCTTCAGCGGTCATGGCATCGCGTCGTTTACCTTCAGCGGTCAGGTTGCCCTTGGCATCTACGTGCCCCCGCTTTTGCAGAACCTCAAGGGCAGCTTCCCGAGAACCAATCTGCGCTGCCAGTCGGTCTATTAGTTGGTTTTTACCCATGAACTTCTGTGTTTCCATCCGTACCTCAATAGTATGCGTGTTGTCTGCGTTTAAATATCTTAGGCTCATCTTTCTCATCTGTGTCTAAACTGATGAACCCGCCTTGTCTGAACCGAAGCAATGCTTGTGAGGTTGTGTCCACGTAGTCATCGTTCTCCCCCACTGGGAATGACGCAACTTCCTCTATCACTTCTCGTGCCCAACGCGTGTCTGGTGCCCACACCATTCCGGATGTAAACAAATCTGCCACAGCGTTAACACGTACCATCTTATCGTTTCCGCGACTCGGCGTAAACTCCTGCACAGGTATGCCCATCTGCCGAAGTTCTTGTATGAGTGGTCCACCCGCAGCTTTCTTCTCCACAATAAACGCATCAGGCTCCCACTCTTTCCAATGCTTAAACGCAACTTGTTTGAGTTCTGGAAACTGCATCCTGTCTTTAAATGCGTCAAGCAGTATCAACTGCGCCTTGTCGTTTTCTTGTTCGTTGTACCACACGCCCCAAGTCGTACATGCACTGTAGTCAGAGGTTGTCTTTGTCTCATGCGCTGTGTCCCACGACTGAATCACATACTCACACTCAGGCGGGTCGTCCAACTCCCATATCCGCCAATCTTTTCTAGCGATGATAGCCGCGCTGTCGGATGTTGGTTGCTGCATGTACTGCGCGTTCCAGTACCTTGGGTCGATAGACGCTTTCGCTGACTTCAATGCTGTGAGGGGCCACTGCTCAGGCCACAACGACTTCTCATCCTCCGCGCCCTCATTCAATATGGCAGGCAACTCCACTATCTCCCATGTCGGCGCGTCAGGGTTCTTAACCTGATAGTCGATAAGTTTGCCCGTTAAGTCAAGCAACCCCCAGCGAGTCATCACCACTATGA